CGAGCAAAACACAGTATCGTTTATTTAAGTCTGTAGCAGGTTCTGTTGAAAGTACAATTACAGGTGTAATTGCAGTTCGTAAACAACAAGGCTTTGAGTTTTCTACACTTAAAGGTGTTAAACCTTCTTCGACTGACTCGTTTACTGCACAGGGTGAAACATTCGTACTGCACGGTGGCTATGACGGATATGTATACAGGCAAGAGTCTGGTAATACATTTGATGGCACAAATATTATAGGACGCTATCGTTCACCTGACATGACAATGGGCGATGCTGGTATACGTAAGAACTTCCAGCGTGTAATCATTAACTACTCACCTACGGGTGCTATTAATTCTGATTTGTTTTTGCGGTATGACTATGAGTCACCCGCTGCTGCAAGACCCGCTGCTTATCCATTTGACAGTTCTTTGGTAGTGGCACTATATGGTTCAGCCATATACGGTACATCTACGTACGGTGGTCAATCAAACCCATTAGTAAGACAACCGGTAGAGGGAAGTGGCTTTGCTGTAGCCATGCGAGTGGTAGATAATGCAACATCAGCCCCGTACACACTTAAAGGTTTTCAGTTAGAATTTGATGCAGGAGCAAGACGCTAATGGCAGGTTATACTAGACAATCCTCGTACACAGACGGCGACGTTATTAATGCTGCCGATAGCAACAATGAATTTGACCAAGTTCTTGCTGCTTTCAATAATAGCAGCGGCCACAAACACGACGGAACAGCATCAGAAGGTCCGGTCATTGGGCTGATTGGTGACCCTGGCGTTACCACACCGATTAACAAAGTTGTAGTCGATGATACTAACAATCGGGTTGGCGTTTTCGTAGATGTATCTGGTAGCACAACTGAGCAGGTGCGTTTTCAAGATGGTGTAATTGTACCTGTAACAAACAATGACATTGACTTGGGTACAAGTAGCCTTGAGTTCAAAGACCTGTACATTGATGGCACTGCACATGTAGATGCTATCAATTACAATGGCACAGCAATCACATCTACTGCTGCTGAATTGAACATCATGGATGGTAATACATCTGCATCTGGCACGACTGTGGTAGATGCTGACCGTGTTGTATTCAACGATGACGGAACGATGAAGCAGGTGGCGGTCACAGACTTAGCTGCCTATTTTGATGACGAAATTACGGCAATGCCTAATCTCGTTACCACTGCTGCCACTACTGTAGGCGCACTAAACTCTGGCTCTATTACATCTGGCTTTGGCACTATTGACACAGGTTCATCAACCATTACAACCACTGGTCTTATTACCGGTGGCTCTCTTGATATTGACGATGTCGTAATTAATGGGTCAACGATTGGTCACACAGACGACACAGACCTGATTACTGTCGCTAATGGTATTGCCACAATAGCTGGCGAAGTCTCAATGACAACGCTGGATATTGGTGGTACAAACGTAACCGCCACTGCAGCAGAACTTAATCTCATGGATGGTGGCACGTCTGCTGGCACTACAGCAGTCGCTGGTGGTGATGGTCTTGTGACCAACGATGCTGGTACAATGCGCCAGACCACAGTAGATACTTTTGATACGTATCTTGCTGCTACAACTAAAACTCTTACAAATAAAACAATTGATGCAGACAACAACACGGTATCTAACCTTGAGGTAGACAACCTGAAGTCTGGTGTGCTTGACACCGACCTGTCAAGTGTGGCTGGCACAGACACTACACTGGCATCTGCCAAAGCTATTAAGACATATGTGGATGCACAGCTTACTGCATCTGACCTTGACTTCCAAGGAGACAGTGGTGGCGCACTAAGCATTGACCTTGACAGTGAAACGCTTGACATTGCTGGTGGTACTGGCATTGATACTTCTGGTTCCGGTAACACACTGACTGTTGCGATTGACAGCACGGTAGCTACACTTAGTGGCACACAGACGCTGACTAACAAAAGTATCGACGCTACTCAGCTTACTGGCACGGTAGCCAACGCACGTCTTGACGCAGAACTGCAAGCACTTGCTGGTCTAACCTCTGCAGCAGATAAGGGTATCCAGTTTACTGGTTCTGGTACTGCAGCCACATATGACCTGACTGCTGCCGGTAAAGCACTGCTTGACGATGCTGATGCAAGCGCACAGCGTACAACTATGGGAGTAGCCATTGGCTCTGATGTACAGGCTTACGACGCAGGTCTCGCTTCTATTGCTGGCCTCACTACCGCAGCGAATAAAGTTATTTATACTACAGGTAGCGATACGTACGCAGTCACGGACTTTACGGCATTTGGTCGGAGTCTGGTTGATGACGCTGATGCTGCAGCGGGACGTACCACACTTGGACTTGGCACGGCAGCTACACAGACGGTAGGCACAAGTGCCAACAATGTTGTACAGCTTGACGGCTCTGCACGGCTTCCTGCTGTAGATGGCTCACAGCTTACGAATATCAACTTTACAGAGCAAGACCCATCGGCACTAGCATTTGCTATTGCACTTGGTTAAAAAACACTTGACAAGTGTTTAAGAGTATGGTATAATTATACACATAATTGGAGTAAGAAATGGCAAACGCTTTTTTGTGTGAGACGGACACGGCTGTTGGCACTGGTGCCGCAACCATTTACACCTGTCCTTCCTCTACCGAAACCACCATCATCGGTCTGTCTGTTGCGAATATCGTAACCTCACAGATTACGGTAAGTGTAAAGCTGAACGGCTCTGGCCGTACTAGCGGCGCAGTTGACAACGTGCATCTCGTAAAGGATGCACCTATTCCTGTAGGTGGTACACTCGTGGTAGTTGGTGGAGACCAGAAGGTTGTGATGGAGCCGGGTGACACTGTTACCGTTACGTCCGACACTGCCTCGTCTGCGGACGTGGTACTTAGCCATCTTGATATTACGTAAGGAGTAAGCGATGCCGTCATATCAGGGTAACGCACCTGCTATCGCATATCTTTCCACACCGGCTGTCCAGCAGTTTAACGGCGATGGGTCTACGACTACGTTTACCCTCAACCGTACCGTTGCTGACAAACAGTCGGTGTTGGTGTCTGTAGATGGTGTTGTCCAAGATGCGGCATCTGCCTACACAATCCCTGATGGTGTTACCCTGACCTTCACTGCCGCACCATCTAGCGGCACTGCAAACATCTTCGTAAACTTCCTCGACCTCACTGCGGGTTCAATCACACCCCCTGCTGAGAACAAGGGTAACTTCAAGGGTGGTGGCCTGTTCCGTACCAACGCACAGTCGTTGACGGCGAACACAACCATCCTTGCAACTGAGAACGCTAACGTGACTGGGCCATTTACTGTAGCCAGTGGCGTAACCCTGACAGTCGAAAGCGGTGGGACATTGGTGACGTTATGAGTACATTGAAGGCAGATACCATTCAGAGTACCGGCGGCGGTGCGGCTACGCTGACGAAGCAACACGCTGCGAAACAGTGGGTAAACATCACAGGCACAGGTACACCTGCTGCAAATGACAGTTTTAATACTTCATCTATAACAGATACTGGTACGGGCTACCATACGCCGAATCTTACAAACGCTATGGGTAATGCAAACTACGCATATAATTTTACGGTACAACGAGCCGCCACTAATGACGTTCTTTACGTTACTCATAGATATGACGCAAACCCCACAACTTCGGCCTATACGCCTCGCACATTTCACACAGATAACGATGAATCACCTACCGGGGAAGACCCGGATATTTTGTGCTGTGCAATCCACGGAGACCTCGCATGAGTACCATTCTTGTAAACACGCTGACTGGTACTAGCACTGCTGGCTCTATTGCAGTCACGGGTGAAGGCAACTCCACGACCACAAACTTGCAGCAGGGGCTGGCGAAGTCGTGGCTACATTATGACCAAAAAGACACGGTAATTATTCGTGATAGCTTTAATGTTGCTAGTGTAACTGATAATGAGTCAGGGGCTTTCACCCCTGCCTACACCTCAAGTATGGCCAACGCAACCTATGCCCCGCATATGTGTTCTATAGCAACATCGTCAAACTTAGGATTTAACCGACTAGGCACAGCTATGGCGACAGGAAGTTGCCAGTACGTTCATTATGAAAACCAAAGCGGTACGGACACTGATTTGCTTACAGTTAGCGTAGATGGAGACCTCGCATAATGCCTAGTTTCGGTACACTCAAAGCAGATACCCTGACGCACTCGACTGCGGGTTCGCTGGATACGAATTATGTGGTGAATGGTAGTGCGAAGGCGTGGATT